TTTAGACCTTAAAGCTAACGACTATGTTGAAATAATGTTTTCAGTCACTGATTTAAGCGTTGAAGTTTTGGCAGTGCCAGCAACTGCACCAGTTCCAGCAATTCCGTCCATAATTTTGACAGTCAACAACAACATTGAAGGTGTACTATGACCGTTATTATCAAAGTGCTTATCCCTGCAAAACAGGCAGAGAACGCACAGACCACCCAATACACCGCAACGAATGTCAAGGCAATCATTGACAAGTTCACGGTCACTAATACCAGCGCAAACAATGTGACTTTCAGTTGCAACTTGGTAACAACTGGAGGCACTGCGGGTGCATCTAACTTGATTGTAGATTCACGAAGTCTAGTTCCTGATGAAACCTACACTTGTCCTGAATTGGTTGGGCAGGCACTGGATGTAGGTGGGTTTATTTCCACAATCGCAGGGGCAGCAACATCCCTAACCATTCGGGCATCAGGCCGTGAAATTACATAAGGAGAGCAGCATGAAAGAATTTATGATGATTCCCCGAGGCTTTACTGGCCTCCCAATGGATGAGGGGTTCTTAACCACAGCCGAGAATAAAAAGAATTATGCGGTTGCGGTAGCTGATTGGAACTATGGCCCTGAAATGCCAACCAATGAAGCTGGTGCGAATAAGGAGTTCTACGTAGGTCTGGCAGAGGCGATGCAGTGCGATGAAAAAGACGCAAGACGCAAACACTGCTCAAACTGCGAGTATTACGACAATACTTTTATGACTCAAGTGCGAATCGAACGCATCCCAATGGCGGCTTATGACAAGGGTGCAGGGTTTAGGGGTCATTGCATGAAACTTAATTTTATCTGCAACGATATGCGGGTTTGTCAGGCTTGGGAAGACAGAGAATATGAGGATTGACCTTTTGTCAATTTGTGCGAAAATCAAGCCGCTGAGTTCTGGCATCCAGCGGCCTGCCCTTATTAGGAGTTGTGCATGACTGGTATTGATTGGCTTAAAGAAAACCTACAAAGGGTTCTTCTACTGCCTGCGCCAGTTGTTGACTGGCTAATTATGGTCTACGATGCCATTCAGGTGTTTGATGATGTTGCCGATGGCGACACGATTGAGCGCAAAGACCTGAATGCAGCCATCTGGAACACATTGGTGGGTATGCACCAAAACCAATTTTTTATCAGCAACAGTCATCATCTTGTGCCATTGATGGCAACGATGATCTTAAAATGGCAAGCCTCAGACACGGCAGAACGTGAAGGTCATGCAGATGCTAGATCATTCATCTGGCGTGCTGGCTACTATGACTTGATTTTGATGGCGGTTTCTCTTACGCATGGGGCAGGATTTGCCACAAAAAATGCACATCTCGTCATGGATTTATATGGCGAGAAACTTGAAGACTACATGAAGGAGTTCGGCAATGCCTGATCCAATAACAGCCCTAGTCGTTGGTGGAAGCCAACTTATCGGAAGTTCAATGCAAGCCAGTGCCGCAAGCAGTGCCGCAGGCATTCAAGGTGCTGCGGCTGAAAAAGGCATTGAAGAACAGCGCAGACAATTTGACGCACTTCAAACCTTGCTCAAACCTTACACAGAAGCTGGAGTTCCAGCATTAGAACAGCAACAGGCTTTATTAGGTCTTAAAGGGCCAGAGGCAGAACGTGCCGCCATTGAACGCATCAGTGGTGGTGAGCGTTTCCAAGAACTAAGCAGACAAGGCGAAGAGGCATTACTGCAAAGAGCATCAGCTACTGGTGGTCTTCGTGGCGGTAATATTCAAGCCGCATTAGGCCAGTTTCGCCCTCAACTCCTCAATCAACTTATTGATGAACAGTATGGTCGTTTAGGCGGCATGACAACTTTGGGTCAACGGTCTGCGGCTGGTGTGGGTGCGGCTGGCATGGAGTCAGGTACAAACGTGTCTAATTTATTATCTCAAGAAGGTGCGGCTCGGTCTGGTGGGGAACTTAATGAGGCACGTGCTTATGGTCAGTTATTTAATCTGCCATCACAAGTGTTGGGTTTCCAATATGGCGCAGGCGGTAAGGCTGGCGTGGGCTTTAAGTTCTAAAGGGATAAAACATGGCAACGATCAATCCATTCCAAGCCCCAATTAACTATGCAGTTGATGTGCAAAGCCCATTCGAGGCGGCAATCGGTGGATTTAAACTTGGTGCAGGCGTAGCTGAAGTTGAGGCGGCAAGAGCCGCAAGAGATCAGGCGCAAAAGGGTCAAACTGACTTGAAGGCATTATTTAATAATCCCAATGCAACAGCGGCAGATTATGAACAAGTGTTGCCATTTTTACCTAAAGATCAGGCTGCAATCGTAACGCAGGGTTTTGAGAGAAAAACCAAAGAGCAACAGCAAACTGCCTTAAAACAAGGCACACAAGTTTACACAGCCATCAAGTCTGGAAATTTACCAGTCGCTGAAATGCAACTTAAAGAGCAAGCTCAAGCACTAAGAGATGCTGGTAGAGAAACAGAAGCACAAGGGTTTGACGATCTTTCAGCTTTGATTAGGATTAACCCAACAGGGGCGCAGACAACGATTGCGTTGACTTTAGCTGGGTTGCCTGGAGGCAAGGATTTTCTTGAAAGCGCAGACAAGGCACTTTCAACTCAAAGGGCTGAAGCTCTCCAACCTAGCGCATTAAAAGAATCTGTAGCTAAAGCAGATCAAGCAGTAACTGAGGCTCAAACTAAAGTTGCAGACTTGCGTATCAAATTGCAAAATGAACCAATTGAAGCTGAAAGATTGATAATTAAACGAGACCTTGAACTTGCACAAGCTGAAAAAGCAAAAGTTGAAGCTGAATTTGCTAGAGCTAATGAGATACTGGCCGTGCAAAAGAAGGGTGTTGATATTCGTAAGACCGAAGAAGACATCATTATCAATAGAGAAAATGCTCGTATTGCGGCACTGAATGCAGCGATATCAAAAGAAAAAAACACAATTGAAATTAAAAAATTACAGCAAACAATTGATGATGCAAAAGAAAAGCGAGATGCTGCCGATAGAGAACAAAAGGCAACTCTTGCCAATCAATCAGCAGACATTGATAATTTTATAAATACTGCCGAGCGAATCAAGCAGACACCAAGAAATATTATCAATGCCGCCACTGGCCCAATAGCATCAAGACTCCCGACCACAAATCAAGACGTTTCCGACTTTGAAGCATTGGTGGAAACTCTTGGTTCACAGGCATTTTTGGCTCAGATTCCAAAAATCAAAGGCACTGGTAATTTGACTGAAAAAGAGGGCGATAAACTTCAAGCATCTTTGCAGAACTTATCGCTTAAACAATCACCAGAACGCTTATTAGCAAACGTTGATGAAGCAGTGAGATTGTTGGAAAAGGCAAGAGTTAGTATCACAGCCCGTTCAGGATTGCCAGCTACACCAAGTGATGTGCCAGCAAGAGAATTGAATGTTACAGTTAACGGTGTTACTTTCAATTTTCCAAATAAAGCGGCTGCTGATGCTTTTAAAAATTCGGATGCTTACCGAAGAGCCGCAGGGATTAGATAATGGCAACAGAACTTGAAGCACTAGCACAGCAATTAGGCGGTACGGTTCAACCCCCTACTCGTATAGATATTGCGGGTGGCATACCTATTTTTGCCGAAAGCCCAAAAGCAAGCACTATTACACCGCCAAGCCCCTTGTAGCCGCACCAGCAAGGCCAGTTGCGGTTGTGGATGGCACTGCAACAGTGCCGCCTAATTGAGCCGCCAATGCCGCAAGGTCTTCTGTTGGTTTTTCTACTTGGGTTGCTTGACCTGTTGGGGTTAACCAAGCATTTAATGTTTCATCAAAGTAAGAACCCGTTGGCTTTGCATCTGTTAATTTTGCCGACAAAAGTTGAAAGCCTGCTGGCGGTGTAATCGTGCTTGCTTTTGGGCTTTCGGCAAAAATAGGTATGCCACCAGTAATATCTATTTTGACAGGCGTTTGAACCGTGCCGCCTAATTGCTGTGCTAGTGCTTCAAGTTCTGTTGCCATTATCTAATCCCTGCGGCTCTTCGGTAAGCATCCGA